GAAATATGCAACTTGCTGCAAGTGGAACTGTTAATATGCTTGGTAATCCAAGATATAATGTAGAACGCGAAACTTCGGAAACTACATTGAATATTGATAACTTCCAGGGACATGCACATAATACCACTAATACTGTGTATTTAAATCATAGTGATAATCATGCGACATCTTTCTTTGGTGGTAAAGATTATGCACAGAAAATAGCAAATAGTGGAGCTGGTCATCAGTTTGGATTTAGTAGACAATGGGAGACAGTATCAAAGCATAAACATAATATTACAACTCCAAACAGTTATAATTCAAATTTTACATATTCACATCCTCTACAAGAAATTGATATGTCGAGTGTTGCCGCAACAGTTGATGTAGATGTTTCAGATCAAGTAAAACTAAATGATTTGGTTACTCCATTCATTCTTGTAGAATACATTATTAAATTTTAAAAATGCCACGCACATCTACTATTACCTCTACTACCTCTATTAGTGGTTATACTATAGATCCTTATATCTATAGTTTATCTTTTAAGATGTATGGTGCTAGTGGCGGCGGAGAAAATATTCTAGGTAATACTTCATTAACTAGAACAGCAGGAACTAGTGGTGGAACAACTAGTTTTTTAGGATTTACTTTAACTGGAGGTGTTGGCGGGGGAGTTAGTACAAAAAATGCTGGTGGACAGGGAGGAGTAGCCACAGAAGGATTTACTTGGTCTGGTGCTGGAACTTCTGTATCTTCTGCAAATGGAAATCGTGGATCGCTGCCTACTGGCGGTATTGGTGCATATATTGGTACTGTTAAACGAGACGGTGGAAATGGATCTAGTGGATATAATACATATACTTCTTCATCTACTCACTTTTTTAACAACACGACTAATGTTCATAATTTTAGTGCATCCGGTTCCACTGCTGATATTACTCTAGATTATGAAAATGAAAGCGCAGAAGGAGTAGGAGGATTCACACCTTCAAGTGGAAAATATTATAGTCTTTCTTTTACTGCTCCTTTTGCAAATAATAGTTGGACCATCTCGATTACTACATCTGGATCAACAGCTGCTGGTGGTGGCACTGGTGGAGCTCCATATAGTTTGAATGGAACTAACAATAAATCGGCAAGTGGAATCAATATTTGGTTTCAAACCGCTCCTAACTCAGGGGAAACATATGGTAGTAATAGTTATATTCGTGATTTTACTGTTACAGCTACGGGTCTTAAACCAGGTGCTACGGGCAGAGGTGGTGGGGGAGCTGCTGTTGCTTATGGTACTATATCTTACGAAACATTTGAAGCAACAGCAGATTATACTCCTGGAACATATGCACCGGCAGTTGTTGGTGCTGCAGGATCTGGAGGTGGAACTACTGGTGGGTGTGCTGATGGAACAGCAGCAATAATCGAATTAATTGAAACTATTTTTCCTCAAGTTTATCTTACTAGTAATAGATATCTATGTACACCAACAGCTCCAAATGCTATATTAAGTTGGAGAACAGAGGGTGATGCTGATGCTATCAGATGGCCCTCGAATGGCGACATTACTAATGGCAATTTAGAAAGTAATTCTACTGTCACTCCTACAATCACAACAACATATACAGCTGAAGGATACAATACATCAAATTCGGATTTAGTTTCATTTAATCCAGAAGCATCAGTAACAATAGTTGTAATTTCAGCACCATCTATTGGAAAATTTGAAGTTCCTTCTCAAATTAACTATGGTTCTGGTGCTTTTAATGTGGTATATGAAACAGAATATGCCAACACAAGTTTAGAACTTAAATTTTTTAACTCTGGATATATCGCTGGTCCTAATGATGGAACATCTGTACTAAAGGAAACTGTTGTTTTAACAACGGCAGGTTCTGCAGAAACTGCTAATGAAAATAGAGATGCAGATGGAACTGTTCCATACTCTCCTCAATGGGATAATTTTGGTCCTAGATCAATCATTGTAAGATTAACTGGAGAAGGAAGTGGTGGTTCTTTTGTGCAAGAAAAATCTATTGTTGTTATTATTGATGAAACTCCAGATAATATGACTATTGAGGAAACTGATGAAAAGTTAAAAGATGCTGATCCTGTCTATACACCAGAAACAGAAATTTTATCTGAGATGTATCTGGTCGATGATATAGATATTCCGGTGGAGATTAAATCTGATTATCCTATATTAGTTGACATTAATAAAGATAATGATTGGACAAAAGTAAGGCAGATCTAAAATGGCAACTACTCAAACATTTACTTCTAACACTACATACGCTATTCCTTCGGATGCTGCTAATGTTACATATATTATTCATGGCGGTAAAGGTGGCCAGGGTGGTCCTGCTAGCACTCGTGTAAATCGCAGTGGTGCTGCTGGTGCTAGAGGACAAAAAATATCTGGAACTTTAACTGGAGTTGCTGGTTCAACACTCACATTAACGATGGGTGGACCTGGATCTAGATGTTTTGGAGATTCTGGCGCTAATGGTGGTGGTGGATATTGGAATGGTGGACGTGGTGGTAATAATAATTCCTACGATAGTAGTAGTGGATGGAATGCTGCTGGTGGCGGCGGCGGCGGTGGCGCTACTGCTATTCGTATTGGGAGTACTGTATTAGCTGGTGCTGGTGGAGGCGGTGGAGGAGCGTGTATTTGTTATAGTGGAGAATCTGATGCTCCTGGATTAACATCTTCTGATATTAACACTAGTGGCGGATCTAATGGTGCTGCTGGACAGAATTCTGGTGCCGCTTGGAATGGAGCTGGCGGCGGCGCTGGCGGAGGGTTTCCTGGTGGCACTACGGGTTCAATTGGTCCTGGATATGCCTACGTAGGTGGTAATGATGGTAGTGGATTTGGCGGCGCTGGTGGTGCTGGATTATATAACACTTCATATCATAACAGTGCTTCTACTCTTCAAACTTCTAGTTCTAATAGTGCTTTTATTACAATTTCTTATGATGATCAAATTGTCACAGAAGATTTTAGTTGGACTACTAGATCTCCTCAACTTGATAATATTGTAGGAGCTCAGGGATCTGATCCAGCCAACTTATGGACTACTTTTTTAACTAACTTTAACGTAGGTGGTAATGAACCTGAAGGCAGTACTGTTATTAGATCAATTGAATGGAAAATCAATTTCAATAATACTGGAAAACAAATATTTAATACATCTGTAGATGATGCTGCTGATGTATACATTGATAATGTACTTCAATTTTCGCTTAACACTTATAACGCCAACACTTCGTTAACTACACCAAATAATATTACTGCTGGTGAACATACTTTACGGATTGAACATGTTAATAATGGTGGTCCATATGGTGTTGCAATGGATTGGACTGGATATGTACCTCCAGCACCACCAACAGTATCTCTAACTGCAACTGATTATAGCACCCCACCAAACGATATTACTAGCATTTATAAAGGTCAAAGTCTAAGGCTTACATATTCTGCTTCTATCCCCACTAATGGCGATGCTATTACTGGTAATACTTTTACTGCAACTGCTGGTGGAGTTGTAACTAATCCTATTGCTACTGTGGGAAATAGTGGTATATATTTTCCTGCTCCCACAGTAACAACAACTTATACGTATACGGCAACTAATGCTAATGGGACATCTACCACAAGTGTAACAATTACAGTCAACGATGATTTCCCAGTAGTAACTCTTACTTCGGATGATGCTGATAATACAATTATTTCTGGTGGAGTTCCTGAATCTGTAACACTTACGTGGAGTGCTACTGCAAATACTACTATTAGTAGCACCACAATGACTGGTGTTGCTAGTCCTGGCACATCTGGCAGCGTAACAGTAAGTCCTACAACTACGACAACTTATACTTTTAGAGCAACAACTGCTACTGGAACACGTACAGCAAGTGTAATTATTACCGTTAACACTAGACCAATAATTACATTAACTTCAAATACATCAACAATATCAAGGGGGCAAAATGTTAATTTGAATTGGAGTACAACTGGGAGTGCAAATAGTATAGTTTGGTCTTCTGGCACACCTACTCCTATAGTTGGAAGTGGAGTTATTAACGGATCTGTAGCAGTTGCTCCTACAAATTCTACGCAATATTGCATTTATGCAACTGGACCTGGTGGGGTCAGTGATGCTAAATGCGTTACGATAAATGTCATACAGATAGACACTAGCATAACTGATTATGATCAATCATTCTCCAACGATTTTACTACTAATATTCCTTCTTATGCCATTAATGTTAATGTAGATATCTCAGCTGCAAGCGGAAGGAATGGTGGTACTGATGCTGGTGGTGCTTCCGGTCCCGGTGGCGCTGGAAGAAGAGCAACACTTTATTTTCCTGATTATGTTGCGAGGACATTTACTGTAAGATTGGGCAATCAAGGATCAGCTGGATTTGGATGTGTTGCTGGTAGCGGATCTGGATCAGGAGGAAGTTCTAATGTAGCTCGTGGGGGAAACGGTGGCACTTCTGGTCCTTCAGGATGTTCTGGCGGTGGCGGCGGTGGCGGTGGCGCTAGTGGTATTTACGACTCTGTTAAAAATGGTTGGGTTGCTATTTTAGGTGGAGGCGGCGGCGGTGGTGGTGCTTCCTGGAATGTTAGTGCTACTGGTGGACGTACAGGAACGGGAATGAATACCGGAAATGTAAACAGTATTAGTAATGGTAATAATGGTTCTTCGTGCCCTACTGACGGCGGTGGCGGCGGCGGCGGCGGTGGCGGGGCAACTGGTGGATCTGGGGGAAACTTTGGACTTGACAATAATAGAGGGGGTGTTGGTGGCAATGGTGGGCAATCTGCTTATGACAATAGTTATTGTAGTTTCAATTATAATTCAGGATCACAAAATTTTGGCGATGGATCTGCTAGAGTGAGATGGGATATAGGTGCGCCAACTATCGATAGTTTTACTGTTAGTCCCTCGCCTATCATTGCAGGGGAGAGCACAAGATTAACATGGACATCTACAAATTCTCTTAGTGGTAGTATTAATAATGGTGTTAATGCAGTTACTGTTCCCGATAGTTTTATCGATGTTTTCCCTAGTGATGATACAACATATACATTAACTGTTGTTGGTTATGGTGGTTTGACGGATACTGATACGGTATCTGTTGTAGTCTACATTCCACCTGTACTTATTCTCGTTTTAAATAGTCCATCTATTATTGTTAATGGCAGTACAAATCTTTCTTGGAGTATCACGGGAGATGGTGATTCGTTATACTGGGTTGCTGGTGGTATTATAAACGCAAATTTAAACAGTAATGTATCTCTTAGTCCATCTGTTACTACAACTTACAGTGGATACGTTACTGGTCTTGGTGGAACATCTCCAATAGCATCTATAGAATTAATTGTATACTATCCCCCAACTTTAATTGTAGATTATCCTGCGGTAATCGATTACGGTCAGCAAGCAATAATTGAATATGAAGGAGATTATGCAAATACATCAGTAACATTGTCTGCTACTTACAATTATGATTATGTTGCTAATACTACTGATCCTATTACAAATTTAAATGTAGCATCTTCTGCTGAATTTGGATCAAATTCTCCTTACAGTGGAACTTATAATACAAATATTGTTTATACTGATAGAGGACCACTCAGCATAAGTTATGTTATTACTGCTACTGGTAATGGTGGATCAACGAGTGAAGCGTTTACAGTTTTAATTAATGTTGACAAAACACCAGATAATATAGACATTGATGAGACTGGTGATCTATTTAAAGATGCTGATCCTGTCTATACACCAGAAACAGACGTATTATCTGAGATGTATTATATTGATGATATTGAAATTCAGGTAGAAGTTAAATCAAATAATCCTATATTAGTCGATTTAAATGCAAATCAACAATGGACTAAACTAAGACAAATTGGTACACCACCGGCAGTTCAGGGAAATTCTGTAGGTGGAAATTCAATGCCAACAAAACCAGGAGTGTATTATATTAAACCAAGGTCTTTACAAACTGAAGCACCCCTAATTGCAAAATCTAACTTATCAGCAATCGAAGCAGCAAAACTTATTACATGTCTTTCTGTTATTGATGAAACAAATAATAGTTATTATAATAATCAAGGCAATTTAAATAATGTGTGGCAGCAGAACCCACCAATTATTGGTGGTAGTGTAAATAATCGTAGAGGATTTAGAACAGCATTTCCATATAGAACATTTTATCTTTTGGATCCACAAGGTTCGGGACAGAGTGGTATTGATGTACCTACTAACTTCCCAGGTGATCCAAATGCATTTGGACCAATTCGTGTCAATCGTGATGAAGGAAATACTGGTAGTAGATCTGATTGGTTTGCTATTTGTAATTTTGGTTCTTTGCCATATGGAACGATTGTTTCTATCTGGATTGATATTTCTGGTTCAATGAGACTATCCACAGTTAGAGCATCATATGATTATTTCTTAGCACGTTGTGCTGCTGCTGGTATTGAAATTGTATTAAGTCTTAGTGCTGCTGGTGAGAGATATATTGAGGGTCATATTGTATATCTTCCCCCCAGTGCTAACTTTACAGCAGAAGATGCTAATGGAAATACTTCAAATATTGAAGTTATTGCAGGATCTCCTGTTACATTGAGTTGGATTGTATTTGGTGATGTCAACACATTATCTATTTCACCAGGAGTATTGAATATTACACCTTCGTTTAATGATTTTGTAGATTCTGCAGTAGTTAATCCTACATCAGATACAACATATATTTTGAATGCAAACGGTCCTGCTGGAACAACCACGAGACAAATTACTATTTCTGTATTAATTCCTCCTACTATTTCTCTCACATCTAGTCAAGGATTGTCAATTATTAATGGCAATTGTACAACTCTTTCTTGGAGCATAAGTGGTGATGGAAATAGTATTTCATGGACACAAGGGGGCATTTCAAATACAAATGCTAATAGTTCTGCTGTTGTGTGTCCTAATGACACCACAACATATTGCGTTGTTGCTAGTGGACCTGGTGGCGTCTCTCCAGAAACTTGTATTGAGATCACTGTATATCAAAACCCAACTGCTAGCATTACTGCTCCAGGAGTCATAGATTATAGTGTTAACTTCACTATTGACTATGAAACACAATATGCAAATACTAGTATTCAGATAACTCCAACATATACATATCTGAATGGAACTGTTGTAACAGGAACAACAATCAATAGAACTTCTGCAAATAGTGCTGAGATTAATGGTGGTTCTGGTGGAACTGTTAGTGATACTAGAGCAAATGGCACAGGTGTTCCAATTACAGTTCCTTGGAATAATTTTGGACCATATCAAATAGATTTTGTTATAGTAGCTTCAGGAACTGGTGGAACTGCTCAAGATACTGCGAGAACAATAGTCAATATAGATCAAACACCAGATAATTTTGTTGTCGATGAAACTGATGAAAAGTTAAAAGATCAAGATCCTGTCTATACACCAGAAACAGAAATTTTATCCGAGATGTATTTGATTAATGATATTGATATTCCTGTAGAAATTAAGGCAGATTACCCAATTAAGGTTGATATTAACAAGAATGATGATTGGGATGACGTTAGACAAATCTAGGGTCAATAAATAATAGAACTGGGATCATAACTAAAAGGAATGACATATTCGTTTGCACCTAACGATCAACCACTTTACGTATCAGAAGGTGATTACGTACAGTTTAGGTTTATTGCACCTAATCAGTGGAACACCACTAACACTGTAACTATTACTATTGGTGATCTAACGCAGTTTTGGTTGATTACAACCATTCCGGAAGATTTTACTCCTGATCCATTTCCGTTTAATGATATCGATGAGGCAGATCTTAATACGATGTATACTACGGACATAGTATTTCGTCCACCGGATGGTATACCATCTACTTCTTTAAGTGGATTAACACCCGACACTCAAGCAGCTGTAGTACTTGGATCTAATCTTGGTGGAGGCATCGAGAATTATGCGATGCGTGTTGATTATAATGGAAATGGAAGTTTTGATACAGGGTGGATTCAAAGTGGTGGAGATATAACTGTAAAAAATGGTGCAAGAATTCGAGTTAGGTTAAAATCTTCTGAGTTTACTACACAGTTTTCAAGATTGACACTTGTTATTGGTACATCTAGTGCAAGATGGGATATCTTAACTTTATCACAACCAACAAATGAACCGGAACCATTCCCAGATTTTACAGATTTAGAAGACCAACCGACAAACACATATTGTTATAGTGAGGTTATTAGAATACAGGGATTGATTGCTTCTGCTAATATTAATACCAGTGGTGATGGCGAATGGGCAATTTCATCGACAAGTAATACTTCAACAAACTCAGATGGATTTCAAGTTCTTTCTGGAGCAACTTTTACCGGTAATGATGGAACTGTGAACAATGGTGATTACTTACAGTTAAGAATTTTGAGTTCAAACAATGCTTTATTTCCAGTTACAACTAATCTTTCAATTGGAGATGCTCTCAATGGAGATACTTGGAGTGTAGAAACGGGTGCAAACCCTTCAACTAATCCCAACGAATTCTCATTTACTAATGTAAACGATGCAATTGAAGATACACTTATAGGATCAGACGAACAACCTGAAAGTGCTTTGGGAATCCAGGGATTGACAGATGGTGTTCAGGTTCCAGTAGTATTAGTTACTACTAATTCTACCAAAGTTCGTGTTAAGAAAAATAATGATTCTATTGGGGTATTCCCCACAACAGTAGGAAATGGTGATAAATTAACTCTTTATCTACAATCATCACCTTCGTTTAATACTCCCTTAAACATGCAAATTCAGGTTGGTGATCGTCCGATTCCTCCCTGGCAGGTGAGAACTAGTCTTGGACCAGATACTGATGCTGATTGGAGTCCACCACCAAATAGAAATAATCAAATTCCTGAGTCTTTTGTTTCTAGTGCTCCTATTACTGTCACTGGCATTAATAGACCAATCACAATTGAAAGTATTGCTGGTTATCCTGCATTGATTTCTATTGATTTTGATCCTCCTGTAGCAGGTCCAAGAACATTTAATCCTCTTGTAAATTCTTCGTTCTATATTGTAGTACAAGCAGCATTACAACTTAATACACCAGAAACCACAACAATTCAACTTGGTACAGGAAGTCCTAATGCGTTTATTTGGCAAGTTACAACATATGCTACAGTTCCACCTCCATCTACTGATGCTGCTATTTGGTATAGTAGAAAATCTAAAAAATTTGATGGATATCCGATTGGAACAGTTCTTCCTGTTCTTAAGGAAAGTGTAGGTAGTTATGGAGATTTAGATGGTGGAAATAATGATAGGTATCCTGGATTTGTTCCATGTGATGGTCGTTCATTGGATAAGAATGATTATTTTGAATTATATACTATTCTTGCTGGAGAATATGGTGAGACTACTAGTGAATTTAACGTTCCTGATTATAGAAACAGAAAATTGTGTGGCATTGGTATCGTAGATAGTACCAGAGGTAATTCAGCATTTGTGCCAATTACTCCGGGATCTTCAAAAGGTATCAATGATCCTGGTGCTGAAGGTGGATTTTGGTATTTTAATAGGGTTGGTGCTCGTGGATCAAATCCTTTGGATCAAGTTCAAGGACCCCCCGGTGCTGTAGGAAGTTTGGATAGTGATTTCTTCTCTCTTGGAACAGTTAGACTAACTGGATTGGAAACACTTACTGATCAAGTTATCTTTGAAATTAATCCTAATAGTTTTGTCACAGCACAAGTTGGAGGTCTGTCTTCTATTACTGTTGCCGCTCCCACACATAATCATGCCTATATTTCTGCAGTTACAGAAGGTAATGAGGGAGAAGCTAGTATTCCATGGAACCAACCATTAGGTAGATCTATGATGGCAGGTTCACGATATGGTCAACCAAACCCAGATGAATTTGATGCTAGAGCACCTGAAGAGGCAAGTGGAGCTGAAAATACAGCGGCAATTCGAGCTGCATGGAAAAACTTTTTTGGCACTACTCTTGGTGCTAATTTTCAGTTAGAATTGACAAGATATTATGGTTCTGATTTTGATTTTGATGGTTGGATTGAACAATTCCCTACCAATTTTCCATATAACTCTGTTATTAGTGGAACTTCGACGGCATTTGGTCCTGAAAGTGATGACCTTGAGTATTCAATCCAATTTCAAACATGGTGGATTTCTCCTGCATCTGCGCTAGCATCTGCAAATCTCCAAAATCGTGGAGGTAGACTTGAGCCTACTGCCCCTAATGGTGATACTAATAGATATTGGAGTGGTGTATTTGATACACAACCATCTTCTTTTGCGATCGACCAGTATTTAAATACTGCTCCTGGAACACAAACACGTACTCATACACATTTAATTACAGAAAATGCCGTTGGTAATCCAAATGCTGATTTTACTGGTGGTAATTTTGATGGTGAAGGTAGCAACAACACACCATATGGATCTGGTCTAGGTGGTGGTGTTGATGGTGCATTATTGACTTTTAATCTATGGTGGTCTAATAGATATGTTGTTGCTGGAGGAAAATCGCCATCTGGTGGCGGAATTGCCGATTCCGGTGGGGGACAATTTTTCTCAGCAGGCGTTGGTGAGTGGTCTTACAGACAAGCTGGTGAGACTTTTTGGACTAATCCATCCGACGAAGAAACTAGAGATGAAGATATGATCGGTGGCAGTGGATCTGGTATGCGTTTAAGAATTACATATCAAGCATGGCCTTCTCCTGGAGGTGGTACTGCAAATGATACTAGAATACGTGTTAATCAGATTTTAAGTGCTGGTTCTGGTTATAGTGTGGGAGATGTACTCTCTACTACATACTGGAATGCTATTGGTGCTGATAAAATAGTTGAAATAGCTGCAGTTGCTGCTCCTGGATCTGGTGGTGCTGCCGATAAACTTCAGGTAGTGTTCACTCAGGGTCAAATTTTTAGTGATCTAACAAACGGGACGTTTAAATATTCTAGTAGTTTTAAGAGACCAACTCCTGATGTTGAGATGCAACCACAGAGACAAGTTCCAATTATCAACCCATTTCATAAGACTAAATATATCATTAAGGCATATTAATTATGAATCAAAAATTGAGTGTTCCAGATTATAGACCTCTTGAATTAATGCTCGATGATAGAATTACCAAATCTGATTTTGATGATTTTATTGGTGTCTGGCCAAATTTTATGCCAAGACCATTGTGTGAAGAGTTGATTGGATATGCAAATTCAGTTTATGATACTGCTTGTATTGAGGTCCCATCAGCAACAACAGAGTACAGTCCAAATGCAGAGATAGCATTCAATTCTTCTCAGCAGTATGGTGGAGATTTGAATAGAAAAGATTATGCATTTTTGTTAAATTTTTCTAATAGAGACTTATCTACTAAAACAAACTCTGTACTAAAGAGTTGTGTGAAGCATTATATTCATAAGTATCAATCATTAAAACATACTGGATTAGTATCTACTGATATTAAATTTCAGAAAACTCCTCCTGGAGGTGGGTATCATTTGTGGCATCATGAAAATGCTGATCTAGCACATGCTCCTAGAGAATTAGTTTGGATGATTTATCTTAATGACATGCCTGATGGTGAAGCAGAAACTGAATTTTTATATCAAAGAAGAAGAATTAAACCTACTGCAGGAACTGTTGTTATTTGGCCATCTGGGTATACGCATTCACATAAAGGAAATACTGTATTGACTGAAGATAAATATATCATAACAGGATGGTACATCAAGAGCACTTAACAACCCATGGAACTAAGAAAGATTGTTATCGAAGTTGATTTTATCAACAAATTTGTAACTCCTAATGTCGAAATTGACGTTGCTGCTACCGATTATCGTAATCGTAATAATAAAAAAACAGCATTAGATGCTGATTTATTAGAGAAATTTTTAACAGAATCTGTTGATGATTTCTGGCATAATGACAATGACAGAATTGATTTCTTTCAATATTTTGATGATGGAACTTATTTCTGTCAAAGACAGAAACGTCAATACGACTTTAAAACAGAAACTTCATATTACAAAACATATTCTTTCACTGGTGCTACTTCAGCGCAGGCAAAAGAATTTTGTGATCTATGTATGACGTTTTTTGAGATTGGTGTTGAGATCCGAAGTCTTGAAATTGAAAAAGTTATTGGAGATGTTGACAAAGAAGTTATTTTCTATGAGCAGAGATGGTACAAGATTAAAAGACAAAAAACTGAAATGTTAAACTTGTCTGATTGGAGAGTTCTTCCTGATATTGAAGAAGAATATGAAGGCGAAAGAGATAGATGGATTGCTTGGAGAAGATGGATTCGCAAAGAAAGTATGGTAAAACCAAATGATGAAAGATTTGGTGGATCTGGTTTAGCATACTTTAAATATACCTATGAATTGAAGTGGCCTAGAGATCCAAATTATTACTTAAAACTATATCCAAATGGTAAGTTGGAAGACGGTGTAACTGATGCACCTGCATTTATGGATTCAAATGATACTAACCAATGGGTCAAGCATGATTCTGAAGCATCATCTGATTTTATGAAGAGCAGAGAAGATCAAATGTATTTACTTGCAGGTAAACACAAATTGGTAAATAGAAAGATTAACGATAATATGAAAAAAATGATGGAACTTCTTGGTGTTCCTGATAAGATTCCTGAGGATTGGGATCGATATTATGTTAATGATTCTGAATTGGAAGAATGATATACAAAACTGATTTATTAAATGATGAACAACTTGAATACATTAATCTATATTTTAATCACTTAACATTTAAAGACGGAAGAATTAGCAATCCTAGAGAAGATAAACGGTGTCAAACTGTATTTGATGGACCAGGACATGTTGATTTGAATAATTATTGTCGTGATATAATATCACAAGTAGATCTCCCTGTTAAAATATCAGCAATATCTCAAATATATTTTACTAAGTATAATATTGGTGGGATGTATGGAGATCACTATGATGCTGCCATGTGTGGTGGTGTTAAATCGGATTATAGCATGACATGTTTTCTTAATGATGGATATAAAGGAGGTGAATTGATTATTGATGGTTCTACACCTGTCAAATTACAGAGAGGTAAAGCGGTAATATATCCTGGTAATTATATTCATAGAGTGAATAGAGTTATTTCAGGACGTAGAGATGTATTTGTGTGCTGGTTGCAAAAATGAATGATGTTGTAAAATATGATAATTTCTTTACACGTAGAGATTTTGCATTGATACTTGAGAAATTGAATCAACCTAAGTGGGAGTATGGTCATGGATCATATCCATCAGGACATCCAGAGAGAAAGATACCATTCTGGATGATGCATCTAGGTGATGACTTCTTCTTCACTGAATATCTTCTAAATATTATTGAGGAAAAGACTAATCAAAAGTATGAACTAACTGCTGTTTACTGTAATGGTCATACATTTGGCACTTCTGGTAATTTTCACCAGGATTGGCACAATGATCAAGGCAGAACATTTCTTCTTTATGCTAACGATAGTTGGGATCAAGAGTGGGATGGTAAGACAGTATTTAAGATAGGTGATACATATCATTACTCTGAGTTTGTTCCTAACTCAGCAATCCTATTTTCAGGAAATATTCCTCATAGAGCAGAAGGAACATCTAGATTATTTCTAGGTCTGCGTAAAACAATTGCTTGGAAACTCGTACTAAAATGAACACATCTTACGACGTATATTATTTTGATAACTTCATCGAGAACTATGCTCGTATGAAAGGAAAACCAGTTGTTATGCTGAGATCCTATGGGTGGAATAATAGCACTGATGTTGATGCTATCAATGCTTCATATGAAACTTATAAATCGATTCTGCCTCTGGATATGTGGACAGCATTGAAGCAATCGGAATATGTTTTTATGGAAGTTGATGATATGCAAATGACTATCGAATTCTTAGAAGCAAGTTTTCCAGCAAGTCAAGCAGAAACAACAACGCCAGAAAATTATATCTTCTATTCTCTGTGCAATGTTGAAGGTCAAACTATTTTAACTAACGAATAATGTTTTCCGAAAGATATACTGTTGTTGACAAATACAGTCTTACTACAAGAGAGAAAGTTTCTACTATAGAAACAATGCCTAGGAGATTTACGTCTCTAATGGATCCTGCATATCTTCCTAATTTAGATACTGATCTTAAACTTAAATTAAATAAGTATTTTAATTATGTCTTTGGTCATGCGACAGATCCTGAATATGAATTTAATAAACATTTGTTTATTGAGCATAATGATGGAGATATCATTGAAATTCTTGCGAAGCATGGTATTAGATATCCTGTTTTACTTCCAGTGTGGAATAAATTCTCGCGAGCAATCGATTGTGAGGGATTTATGGATCTAAGATCCAGATTTGTGAAACATACTAATGTTACCTTAAGTAATAAGACTTTCTTACTTGGTATGTTATATAAACCAGATGGTACGTACAATGGTTGTACAGTATATGATGATGACTATAGTTTTGATAGTTATGCAGATCAAAACTTTCTTAAAAAAATTAATGCATTTCCGAAGTATGTGACAAAATATGGTTATGGAGTATTGAAGTTTAAATTGGATACAGATGTGTTATCATACAAATTATTTTTTAATGTTACCAAAACATTTGATAAGCAAGATAAGTTTGTTTTTGCAGTTGAAAGAAGAAATGAAAAAGCACAAATGTATCTCAATGTGTTAAGGAAAGATAAACTTGATATTCTAACAGATGAAGAAGCAGATTATATTACTTCTATTTGTACACATAATTCATGGTTTGACATTGAGTTTATTGTAAACCCTGATGGATCCCATAAAGAAACCTTTGTGTATGTTCACAAAGTGGAACAGTTTGAGGACTTGACAGTGGGTTGACACCTATGCTATGGTAGCAAGGCGTCCATCGAACCACATGAAAGTTCCTGATCAGATAGAGTTGCAGCATATGCAACTCCAAGCAATGTTACGAGATAATAACATTCCAGAGAGTGAACTGATGTATGCTGGTGAGAGGGAGTATACTATAAACTATCCTGCTCATCCTGAGTATCATGGACAGATCATGCATTGGTACATTATTGCTGGGGAACATGAAGTTCCCGTTTGTGATATCGAATCAGTTGATCAAATTGAGTAATCATGCTACAATGTCCCCTATAACGCCTGTATCACATGGATTGGAATAGCACCACGAAACACGAGAAACGTAAAGATGCGTTCTATATCTTCTATGAGAGCGTTCTCAAACCAGACTATCAACTACGCCAGGATGCACATGATCAGCAATGTTATCATGAGTTGTTAGAATGGCGTAGTGAGATCATCGAATACCTTGACAAACGTCGCAACGAAGACTTTAATGACAACTGAAATCAACTGGAAAAATGAGTATTCAAAACAGCGTAAAGATCGTATGCAAGATGCGATCGATGATTACCTCAACGATGATAAAGTATCAGCACGACAAACGTATGAAGAGATGCTATCTGGCGTCGATGATGTGATAGAATATCACAAGACAGCATACTGTCGTGCTATGTCTCTTCGAGATCTTATGACTGGCAACACTGCTCTTAACCTAGACCACCGTATTCCTGAACGTTATTGACATGAACGAAGAAGATTTTAAACAAGCAATCAACAACATGTTGATGATGCAGAATAACAATGATACTAACTTTCAGATTCTGCAAGCACAGATTGATAATCTACAGAAACAATTGAATGAATTAAATGACCTTAAGGAGATGTTCCGTCTCCCTAAATTAGAGAACAAAAACCGTAAACTATTTGATGAGGTTGACGAGTGAAGTTTACTCGTGGTATGATGGTTCAGTATCATGCCGTCAAAGGACCGGTGGATTTTATCAGTGATAGGTACATCACTATTCGCTACATCGATCGACCTGACCCATCATGCCGTCATGGTCGTTATCAGTCAACTTTATGTGTTTTTCGGGAGTATTGGGATGAAGTACGCAGTTGTGTGGATGAAGAACAAGAAGAAGGGACAAGCGAAACAGCAAGCGATCTTCTATAATCTGGATGATGCTAGCATGTGGGAACAGCACATCAATAAAACAGAACACGCTAAGACTAACATCATCCCTATTTTCAGTGATTCATAACGACGAAGCAATTATCCACATAATTAAAATACCACAAGGTATTTACAATGAATTGGATACTATTGATTCTTCTTGGAAGCAATCTAAAATAAACTCAGGATTAGATCATGACATAAGATCATCTAAAATTACTTTTGTTCCCGAGAGTAATATGGCATACAAATTTTGTCGTCACTGGGTGAATGTTATCAACGAAGACAATTTTAAGTTTGATTTACATCCTTTCTTTGAGAATAAATCAATTCAATACTCTCATTATAATGTTGGAGATCACTATTGTTGGCATATTGATACAATTGGGTACAATCCACCCAGAAAACTATCATTTACATTAATGTTGAATGATGACTATGATGGAGGGGAATTTGAAATTGGTCGTTATTCTTTTGGTGATCATGAGTTGAAGACTGAGACTATCACTGCTGAAAATAAAACAGGAACATTGATTGTGTTTCCTTCAGCATTGCCACATCGGGTCAAACCAGTGTTGAATGGTATCAGAAAAAGTCTGGTTGGGTGGATACCTGGTCCACCACTTCGCTAACTGGACTAAGGGGTTGACACAGACCCCAAACTCGTGTATATTAGGTTCATGGGAGAGGAAGCGCCCTAAAGACTCCACATTCTATAATCCCACCCATGTAGGTGGCGTCATTCCAATGACTGTAATGTTCAAGTCCGATCTTTCAAAAGTTCGTATCACGCGCCAATTTGAGACAAATATCGCTCTTGCTGAGGGCATTTGTCATACAGCGAATATCAATGACGCTGATCTCAAGAAACTGATTAACTTCAAGTCTCTTGATCGTCTTGCTGAACTCCTTCGTACCAATCGTGAATATATCTTTGAGAAGTGCAAAGCAGACTATGAGTTTGCTTTAGCAGTTGCTCATGGTACTGCTATTCTTGCCTCACGTCAAGGTTCAAAGGACGAATCTTACGTCCTTGATCAGATTAACCGTGCCTCTAGTGGTTATGGTATCTACGTACAATCTTTGAACAACCAGGATCTCCGTCCTACAAAGGATGGACGCCTGTTGAACAAAGCAGAGTTCCAAGAGTCTGGTCTTGATAAACTTGAGTGCCTTAAGTCTATCGATGGTGTGATCAACGGCAATGTCGAAGGATATATCTTTGCCAAGATTTGTTTTGGTGAAGGTGGACATCAGGACAACGTGTTTCATGAA